TCTGTGTCTAAGCCGTCAATTAAATCGGTTTCATCTTTACCTACTATGACTGCGACTACTAAATTATTATGATCTAAATATGCGTAATGTGCCACTATAACCAACTAACTGTGTCAGATACACCAGCAGCTGTTATTTGTGAAATCTTAAATCCACCACTTGTATTTGTTGATTGTATTACGCCACCACTAAATGTTGCGGTAAATGTGCTTGGATATTTCAAAATAACAATACCTGATCCACCATTACCTTTAGTATTTGTAGCGTGTTGTCCTCCACCACCCCCACCTGTGGATGCAGTTCCACTATCAGCCCCACTATTTGATGCACCTGCACCTCCTCCATCCGTTGCGGTTGTGCGAGTGCCACCCGGATTTCCACCGCCACCGCCACCTGCCCTGCCTACACTTGTGCCAGTTATTGAGGAAGTCAAACCAGCACCACCATTACCGCCACCGCTTGTGCCTATTGAAGCACTTGTGCCTGCTGCGCCTGCTCCTCCGCCTCCACCTCCGCCTCCGTAGACTACATTATCTGTATTGCCGGTGCCACCAGCATTACCTTGACCTGATGGTGAGGCACTACCACCTGCTGCTGATTGATTGCCGGTGCCGGTGTTTTTTACTCCTCCGCCACCACCTGATCCGCCATTTGAGCCGATGTATTGAACGGATGATGAATTGTATCCACCCCCACCACCAGCACCTGTGGATGTAATTGATTCAAATACTGAATTTGAACCGGGCACTCCTCCTATACCAGCACTGGCACCCGCAGAACCTCCAGCACCAACTGAGAGTGCATAATTTGTTGAAGGTATTAAAGTTAATGTAGATGTTCGGTAGCCACCGCCTCCGCCGCCACCTGATCCGCCTCCTGCGCCATCCGCTCCTCCTCCTCCCCCTCCTGCAATTACTAAATATTCAACAGACAATACTGGAACAAAATTAGATGATGCAATAATTCCCAGTAAACTCATTACGCAATATCTCCTAAAACTGTAAATACATTTGAGGCGGTGCAAACAATAGATGCTGCTGAATATTGAGCTCTAAGAGTTGGGGCAGCAGGGGTTGCACCAGTTGATGTAATTACAACTCCTGCACCAGCAGCAAATGGAACTGCACCAGTTCCAATTCTTTGCACATTGATTATTTGACCAGCAGCAAAAACTGATGGTGGAATTGTTATAGTTCTCGAAACAGTATCGCTAACAGTTATCAATTTAAAAGCATCTGTTGCAACTAAAGTATAAGCAGCAGTTTGAGCGTTAAAAGATATTGATACACCGGCAGCATAGGCTGGAACACCCGAAACAACTGTTAAAACATTTCCAGTTGATCCAATTGCAAGTCTAGTATTTACATTTGATGTCGATGAACGAAAAGAAATATCGCCAAGAGTTGTTTCAGGATTTAAGTTTTTTGTTGTGGTATCAACAGATGAGCCAAGTGTGCGAATTGCTGATGCGCCATCCTTGACCAGAGCTGTGTCATCTGGAGTTGTCCAGCCGTAATTGGTTGTGGTTGCCATATTGTCCTATTCTCAGGATACGATTGTAGCGTATTCCCATGTCAGAGTTTGATCTATCGTTTGAAATGTTTCATTTATTGGAACAGTATTCCAACGCATTGCAACCTGACTAAATGCCACAGGCGACAGGTTAAGCGTTATGAATAATTCATTAAATCGAGTGCTCCAAGACCAGCCTTCGACATAACCCTCAAACTCACCGCCTGAGATTTGATCCGGCAGGTTTTTCAGGTTAAGTGGTTGCCCCATAAATACTCCAAGCAAACTATCACGATCTGCATTGTCAATTTCTGGATTTGTAATTGGGAAGGTTATGGATTGAAATGCCGGCAATGGGAAGGCTCGCTGTGCAATGTAGCGATCTGCAACCTCTTGAGCATCCACAGCTGAATGAATGACTGAGTTTATGCTTTCGGCTTTGTAGCCATAAAGTGCAATTGAGGCTGCGCTTGTTGCAGTTTCCTGTGATCCAAAATTGTTGCCATAATTAATATAAATGTCATTGCGTAAGTCAGCTGCTCGAACAACAGTTGAAAGCCCTTGACCTAATGCATGGTTTGCATCAAGATCGACATATCCATTGGCAAGTAAGTAAGTCTGTCTGTGGTCTGCATCTGCATAACTGATGTCGCCATTATTTTCCTCATACAAATAACCGAATGCTGAATTGGCTATCTGACTTGCAATGTTGTAAATCGTGTCAGGATCGGCTGCTCTATTCTCCATAGTGTAAAGACCCGGAGTGTCAATTGTGCCAAGTCCTTGATTACCGGCTTGCGCCCATGTTTCTGTTGCATCATAGGTTGCCCATGTTGTTGCTGCTGGAACATCATTCCAAGAGGCAAGCAATACACTTGACAACAAAGCAAGTATTTGGTCGCCATCCTCATCTTGTGAAATTGTGTCGTTGTAAATCTCTTTTGCTAATTTGACCAGCGCACCCATTGCAAGGATTGTGTAAGAGATAACTGTGGCAATCTGTCCAGTTTGTGCAACCTCAACTGTGATGTCAGTTATGTCGCCACCAAATAGGTTGACATAAGCTGCTGAACTGTCTTTGACTTGCAAACTCAAACTGTCATTGATGTCAAATGGCAATGTCTGTCCAGATAATGCAACAAGGCTAATTTGTAAATAAGATGGGTTAGGTTGTGTATAGATATCATCCCGACCGCTTTCATGCGTGATGTCGCTGATTGCAATGTCTGTGTAATCAACACCGGCAACAGTTAGTTTCCAGTCAGGTGTCCAGACTGTCATTAGCCGCCCTTTATGCCCGAGTTATACAGCTGTGGAACTGATCTTGATGCGCTTTGATTTAATACCTTTGCAACTGATCTAGCAGCACCCTCACTATCGACTGCTTTGACTGTAATGTTATTAACAACTGGTGCGCTTATTCTATTTTCACGAACATTTGGCAAGGCTGCAATCGATGGCGCAACAAATCCTTGCTGTGCAGATGGTGCTGGATTTGAGATTGATGGGATATTAACTCCGGGAATTATGTTTGCGACTTTAATCATCTCATTAGCAAGTGATACAACCAAGCCAATTGCCTCACGCACAAATGTGATAAAGCCAGAGATTATGCCAGCAATGCTTGCAATAGTCTTGCCAAAACTCTCTGCACTTTTTTGTGCATCTGTAAATCCTGCACTAAGGGAATTATCTCCAGTCAAACCAGCAGCAAATGCTTGAATTGCTGGCACTCCTTGAAGCAACAAGAAATCAGCTAACTTTATAAATGTTGGCAACAAAGCCAAGCCAATTTGTTCTTTTGTTTCATTAAAAGCAATGGTAAGTTGTCGAACCTTAAATTCAGCATTTGTTGCTTCATTATCAACAAATCCGCCAAATGTTGTTTGCAACTCTTTAACTATACTGTCAAAATCTTTAACTGCTGTTTTTGTTGTTGTTGAGCTTTGTCCAACTTTGTCTTGCGCTTGTGATAATGCTAAAGCAGCCTTTTGCGTTTGTTCTGCTGTTGCACCAAATTTTTTAAGTGTTAAATCATAATTTAATTGCGCACGCTCTAAGGCATCAACGGCTGCTGTATTATCTTTATTAACCACAACTGTTTCTTTGACCTTGATGCCTAGTTTGCCTAGTGCAGTTGTGTTGCCATCAAAAGCCCGACCCAATGCATTCGATATGTCCAATAGAGGCTTGCCGGTCGCCACACTTATGTTTTGCGCCAAATCCAACAGTTTTTGTGCTTCTGTAATGTCTTTGGTTGATCTTAATAATCTCGATAAAGCCGGTCGTAATACATCATCGGTCGTTGCGGTTGCAATTGATTGCTTTGTTATGTAATCATCAATCGCTGCAATCTGTTCCTCAGTTGCTTTTGTGTTTGATCGGATAGTTTGCTCAAGTTTTTTGCGACTGGTTTCATCCTCAGCTGCTGCTTTGACTGCTGAGATTGCAAACGCTCCGGCTGCTGCACCAACAGCTGCAAATGCCAACGCTGCTTTTTTGCCAAAATCCGCAATTCTGTTTGAGTTATCCTCAACCGCTTTGTCAGCTTCCCCGAGTTTCTTTTTTAAGTCATCAACATCAGCTAAGATTGAAAGTTTAAGCGTGCGATTGCCGGTTGCCATTAGACCCATTCCTTAATGATGCGGGAAAAACTTGCTTCCCATTTGTCAATCAATTCAGGCTGAATTCTGCGAAGCGTTGGGTAAATAAACCATCCACGACTACCTCTGCCTTGCCTTCCCGAATATGTAGGGAACTGTTTGAACTTATTAGATCCAAACTCAAGACCACCCCAAAGCTGTTGCGTTGTAGCCCCACCTGAAAATTTTTGACCTGCGAAACCATAACGGAACTCACCAATTTTGCTTGTCTTTGAAATCTTGACACCTTCCGCAACTCTCTGCGATCCGCTGCCCGCTTTTGTTCGAGTGCGAGCTGCCGTCTTAATTTGTTCCGATGCAAAAGATGCCAAAGCAGCAGATTGAGTGCGAGCCTCATTAGTCGCTTGCTCATCCATGAGTTTGAACGCTTTAAATATCCCACGCAAATCGGCTTTGTCGTATGCAATTGCTTCACTTGCCATACCTCGCCTCCAGTATCTCTATTGCTGTCAAGATGTCCTCTGCATCAACCCATTCGCTCATTGGTATCTGTGTGGCAATTGCCAACTCAACCAATAGCCTGTTTAGGCTTCCTGCTTTATGGCTTTTGGGTCTGCATCACCAACGATTACATCGCTGATTGTTTCCATCCAAGCCTCAAAAGGTTTGACTGGCTTTCCGGCACTTTCACGCTTGTGAGCGTTATATGCCAAAAACATAAGA